CACAGAAAAAAAGCTAACATCAGGATAATTAATATTTACCCATTCTTTCGTGCAAGCCCAACACTCTATTAAACCACTTCCTTGTGATCCATGAAACTTAGTTCTAAATGTTCCATTAGAATAATCACAATCATGGCCCACCAAATATATTTTTTTAATTCCAGAATATAAAACAAACTGTAAGGCTTCAAATGCAATTGTAGCACCAGACCACAAAGGAGCCATTGAAATGTCCTTTTTAATTTTACATTCTATCCATGCAGGAACATCATCGAGATCACATGGATAATATTTTGCATACTTCATATTTTTAGGAAGAGCGCCGGGGCAATTCCAAGTCGGATGTCTAATAAATTTTTGAAGTCTAGGCTTATAGTTATTATAATCATCAAAATGATTTAAAAATTTATTAGGATCTCTTGGAAAAGCATCTCCCATAAACCAATAATCTAAATCCAAATCTAAATAGATAGATTCGTTCAAACCCACCTTTAGAATATTGGAATCTGCTAAACTAGCATCATATTTTTCAATAGACGGACCACACCCAAAAAGAATACAAGATTCCCCTAAATGAATATTTTCATATGGCTTAAATGGATTTTCCATCATAAAATAACTCCACAATTTTTAAAAACTGTAAATTCAGTCAAATCTCTATATCCACCAACTTCTTTCACATCTTTATTATGCTCAGGATATTGTTGCATTAATGAAAGACCCACAGCAGCTTGTTGTGGCGTCATATACATATTCCACCCCAACATATCAATATCATCATCGCTGTAATACTTTTCGCTTCGACCTTCATATCTAGCTTTTTTAAACCAATCATATGCATCCAAACTGTCGCATAGAATCATACCTCCCTTAGATATGGGTAAAGCCTTTTTCATATGAAACGATAGACACATAAAAGTTCCCGGCATATACATTTTGCTAGTTAACCTTTTTGCAGAATCATAAATTGGATAGGGTTTCAATTGATATATTCCAGACCAATTATTAGTAAAATCCCTTTTGTCAAACACAACCGTTCCCCCAGCATGAATTATTGATTGGGGGACAGACAAATATGTTTTTGAAGGAATCGTTACAGCTTCAACATTTAAATATTTACAACACAAAAATAAAGCATTAGTACAGCTATCAACAGATACTGCATATTTAGCCCCAGTATATTGCTGAAGTTCTTCCTCAAACATTTTCACTATTTTAAAAGGATTGTGCATATTTTTTTAACCACCCTTCTAAAGAATAATTTCTCACAATCCAACCTCTTTCATTTTCTGAGAAACCAAATCCACGCTTGGTTTCCAACCCATCTCACCAAAATAATTCACAGAAATATTAAATGGATTTTTAACAGATTCATATATTATTTTATTTTTAGACATACCAGACCAAACAACTTGAGGACATTCACATAAAGTTGCAAGATGTATAGGACCGGAAGAAGGACCAACAATTGCCTTTGCGTTACGAAGAATGTCTACAGTTTCATTTAAAGAAATTCCCCTACGATTTTCAGTCCCATCAACATAATAAGAACCCTCATTAGTTCCAATAGACAAAATCTTATACTTATCAGACCATCGTTCAGCCAGCAAATTCCAATTTTCTTGTGACCAATTCATACCAGAAGTTAACCCTCGATCTGGTCTGTTCCTGGCATGAAAAACCACATAAGAAGATTTTTGTTCAATAACTTTACCGTATACAATATAAGATGGTTCTACGTCAGAAATAAAACCAAGAGTTCGATTCGCTTTATTAAACCGATTTGGCTTCAACCAAAACAAATCTGTTTTCTTGGGTTCATTTACACCAGCCTGAAACAATTCCGACAAAGTAACTTTAAACTCATTATCATCAGTAGGCAAAAAGAACATATCAGGCTCTCCTACTGGATCATAATTAATGTAATGATTACAAAAATCCTGATACAGTCCCTCATGCCCTGTTCGACCAACACAAGTTACTTTATCAAAATATTGTGCGAAAGTTCTTAAATAACCTTGCCAATGAAAAAGCTCATGACCAAATTCACCAACCCAAGGACCTGCAAGTAATTCCATTATAAAAGCTCCTCAGTAATCTGAATTATTTTCTTTGCCCAATTTACCTTGTTATATTTTTGAATTTTCTTATATCCACTATTTCTTATAAGTTCCCGTTCTTCTGGGCGACTTAAATAATACTGCACCTTTTCATTTAGATCATCAATAGAATTAAATACCACTAAATCTTCTCCGTCTATTAAATTATGTCCCTCGATTCGACCATACCAATCATCAGAAAATAAAAGTCCTCTGGCACCCAATATTCTATAAATTCTTGCCGAGGCACCTTCGGCAGTACAAAGATTAATATTAATTTTACTTCGACTAACCGCAACAGAATGTTCTTTACCATAAGCATTATCAAAAATTTTAATAGGAGGCCTGATTGCAGATAATATATTTTTACGGGATTGAGAATCTATATGATTATTTACATCTCCAATAAAGGATACGTCTATATCTTGGTCATAATTTTTAGGATACTCAATTCTTGAATCTAATCCATCGAATATTAAATGTGAATTTAAATTAAGTTCTTTCGCCGCCTCGAAAACATTATACTTATCACAACAAAAAAAAGAAGCCAACTTCGTCTTAATTCTCATTTCATCTTTAACAAAAGCCGGATCACTATGATACGTTACTGTGTTATATGTCACTAAAGGATCTGGAAACCACAAACCAACCACGGCTTCTTTTTTACATTCTTCAAAAACCCTAAAATCAATAGAGCTACCTTTGCCAAATAAAATTAACTCTGGAGATTCCTTTCTACACAAGTCTATAATTTCTTGATCCCTAGAGAACCTTCCAATTTGATTTGCTCTAATTCGATATTCATATCGAACAACATCAACATCAAGACTTTCAAATGTTTCAGCTTGATAAAAATTACTAGATTTCTCATTAAATACTGCAACAAATAAAATCTTCATTACTTGTCTTTCCTGTCTCCAAATCCACCACCAGACCCAACGTCTTCTTTATAATTTATCTGCGTAAAAACATAATCAATCCAAAGAGGATTAAGAATGGTTTCCAATTTCACGCCAACGCGGAAATCACTTTCTTTTACCTCGTCCCATTGTGCTGCCCATTTGTGTTTGCTGTGAAACATAAAACAGAACGAAGGAAATTCATATCGAGCAACCTGCAACCCAAACGAACGGTCAGGAAGAACCTTATCTGCAAACTGGGTTTTCCAAATCAAAAGATCATCTTCATTTCGTATACAGTTAACAATTTTCTCAATCGCAGTCGGCTCAGTAAACAAGTCATCGTCATCAAGAAACATAATCCACCCATCATCCACATGATCCATTAACTTATTGCAATACAAATTATATGGGGAATGCCAGATGCCGTACTTCTCTTTTCTATCTTCGTGAAGAACACGAATCCATTCTGAGTCGTGATAATCCAATACATACTTGAGCGTATACTCATCATCCACGCTAACAATGTGTCGAATGTTCTTGTACGTCTGACCATGCACACTATCGCCATTCTCTTTAAAGAATTTAGGACGATCAGACGTTCTGGTTAAAACATTCACCAAAGGATAATCAAAAACATTTACTTCACTCATTGAACAACCAACTCCTTTTTATTGTCCCAATTGTTCATATATTTTTCTTTTACTACATCATAAGAACGAAGATAATGAATGCCTAAATTATATTGCCGATTGTCATCAGAATATCTATTGGCAATCATTTGAGTTCTCTTCCATTTATAGTCCAAAGACAAATCCTTGTAGTGCAACAACTTTAATCCTTCTGGTTTGATTAGTCCATTTAACATCTTTCCTGCTTCTTCTGTAATAATTGGCTCGTCTCTAAATTCCTCATGGCTTCCATGTGCATAATTCATTTCGCGGACTGCATTTGGATTAAATAAAATTAGCTTAGAATAGTTATCTGCTCGCCATCCATATGGAATTGCATCCTTTAAATCTTCATCGCTCGAAGGAACATCAGCATCCGGGTCTGCAATCATCTCATAACCATCTGGTTGAAAAATATCAACCTCTAACTTTTTGGCTTCTTCCAAAAACTCTTTAATGTTTGGATGATATAAAAACTCATCAAAGTCACAGACAATTACATAGTCTGCTTTGCCCTTCGACTTCTTCCAACAATTGCGGCGAATGTCTGTTAGAATCCTACTCTTGTGTTGACCTTCCGTTTTAAACGTAGAGACTTCTACTTTAGGATTCTGTGTCAACAATTCAATCGTTCGATCATCAGACTCATTGTCATTGATAAAAATCTTATCAACAAATGAATCATAATGTCGAAGAAAGAACGGAACCATTATTTCTTCATTCCACGTTAAGGTATGGATATGTACTTGCATTTTATTAATATCCTTTAGTTATGAACGAAAAGAGTTTTTTGAATTTTTGCTATTTTAATTTCCTGGCTATGCTTTTCCATGATGGCACAAATATAATCCCAATCGGCCTGCATACGTTTACTGGTAAACCCAACCGACTTTGCAATATCGGCCCGAACAGCAAAGCATCCCATGTCAATATGCTGTTCTTTTAATTCGGTACTTTCTGCTTGATAATTATGGTGGTCATGGAGCATATCGCAAAATATAAATCCTATATCATCAGAGGATTCTGCTGCTTTAGTAAACTCTTCTATAAAAGTAGGAACATAATAATTATCATCGCTCGTTAAAATAATCCAATCTCCAGTTGAATTCTTAAGTCCGAACTCTCTCGGAGTATGCCCAAAGTCACCATAATTTTTATCTGTATAAAGATATTGAACGTCTTCTTGTTTGCCAGAATATATCGAAACCAATTTTTCTGTAGGATTATCATGTCCATCAGAAACCAAAGTCAACTTCCAGTTATTGGCAGACTGACACAACATGGAATTAATTAACAAACTTATATGAGCATGAGAATGCTTTCGGTTTTCTTCAATGCCCTTCCAGGGATTTACAAACTTCTTCCTTGGATACGATGCCGCAATAATTTCAAAAATCATATTAATCTTTCTCCATCAAATCAAAATATTCGCCAATCTTAAACTTCATATTCGTATTGATTGTTGAACCATCTCGTTCTTGATATATAGACTTCAGTAAAATACGAAAATCTACAGACACTCTAGAAACTCCAGTTGTGTTTTGATAATTACCATGTTCTAATGCTCCACTCCAAATAGCAAACTCTCCATACTTCAATTCTACTGGATTATAATCCTTCTTGTCCTTTTTGCTTTCGACCAAAAAAGTATTTGTTCCGTATGCTCTTGTCAATGGAAGATATACATTCATTTCATTTTCACTATGCCCATAATCAGTATCTCGATGAAACTCTCCGACTGCAAGATTGTTCGGCATATGAATTCTAAAATTAGGAATTCGTTGATATACTAATGATTCATTATACTTTGGTAATATCACATTACGAATAAAGGCTTCATAAAGATTGAAAAAGACATTTTCAATCTCATAAAATTTTTCATGAAACTCTGTCTTGAAATCATTTTCTCGTACAACCAATTCATATTCTTTGGATGCTTTTGTATGAAGATACCTAAGATCCAAACAATCAAAATGTTCTTGCACTAATTTCGCAAAAGGATATTCTTTTGTACTGTAATTATATTTCTTCATTGATATGGTTCTCCAAAATATATTTCATTTTTTCTTCAATGGTCATCAAAGAAGGAATGGTAACATAAGGAAAATTCTCGCGAGTCAATCCAGTTAGACAATTATATTTCTCGTCTTGAATATACCTTTTAACAATTCCTTCTTTATCAAATGGCCACCCCAACTCTGGATCAAACTTATCGGCTCGATGTAGATGGCTATCCCCGGTTGTTCTATCCTGCCGGATCGAAGTAAGATTTGTTTGGTCGTAAATGTAAATATCATTACAATCAGTATTCACAAATCGAACCTTACCCTTTACATGATTATATAAACAATTAATCATGTGCCCATAATCATCACACTCCAGAGGCCCGTCAGCAGTTCTTCCTTCAATCCATTCAATGTTCTGTTCTACTGCATATCTAGAAATGCAAACCGTTCTTTCTCCACCGGGACATTGAACACCATTCCAATAAAGCCAAGGAAAAATATCATATCTTTTATGTGCTGAAGTCCACAACCAAAGATTTTCTTTTAATTGAACTCGATCTCTTTCCTTATTAGGAAACATATTTAATTCATCGCAACCTTGACCGCCATCAACATATCCCCTTGGAGAGTTTGAATCTTTTAATCCGATAACCCCAATACAATTTAATATGTCAAAAGGCTCTTCTTCCAATAATTTTGATATGCCCTTGAACGCAAACGGATAATAAAAATCGTCAGAATCCAAATACAACAAATGAGAATATTCTTTTCTCTCTCTAAAAAGTTCGATTAACGAATTATGACCCCTACCATTTGTTCCGTTACTGTCGGTCTTTACAATTTTAATTTTTGGATGATCGAATAACTCGGCTTCCTTAAAGGCATCAACAACTTCACCGTGATATTCTTCTTTCAAAGAATTCGTAACAACTAAAATATCATAATCAAAAGGAAATTCTTCTTGATTTAATATCGAACGAACGCTACGAATTGTTCTTTCATTAGAAATTGCATGGCTAGCCAAAGAACAAACAAGAGCCTTTTGTATTTTATTTTCTGGCTTCACCCCGTAATCCCTCCAATAACGTAGTCCAATCATTAATAAGATTGTCCCAGGAATAATAATAATTATAATAGGCAGCTTGAAGCGAAAGGGCGCTCTGAACTCCCTCATTCCAAAAACCATCAATTGCATAATTTAATATTGTTGCAAATTTATTCATATGAGCTTCTGGATCTGATTCCCAATTATACATCCATGCAAACTCAGCGCAAGTTTCTGGCAATGCTCCATAGTTAGGAAGCACCTCAAGACACCCTGCTCCCATAGATTCAATCCCACAAAGACAAGAAGTTTCTTTATAGATAGACGGGTATGCAAAAATATGAGATCGTTGTACTGCTTCTCGAATCTCGTCATTGGAAACTGTTCCGTGATAGTTGACGCAATCCAATTCATTTAAGCGTTCATACAATGCCTTAAACTGAGGATGTTCGTCTTGTTGGCCCCATCCATAAAGTTTAAAACTAGAATACACATCAACTTCAAAATCATTTCGATGCTGTCTTAATAATCGAATTGCGGGTTCAAGTATACCCAGTCCACGGTGGGGAGTTGAAAAATAAATCAAACGGATTTTTCCGTCTTTTGGTTTTTTATGAAGAGGAATGGGTTGAATTGGATTTTTAATTACAATTCCTTCTTCATACGGAATCCCCAATGTCATATGATAATTGTATTGTTGCCAATGGCTAACAAAAACTAATTTTGCAAATCTATCTCTTGATTCTTTATCTTTAAGATGGGCAGACTCAGGATCTTCTGGAAGGTCATGCAACCAAAGAATAGCTTTTCTCTCATCAAAAAATTCATCACGAACCTTTGACAACATAAAATTATAATCAATTCTAAGCTCTGGAGGAAGTCTAGAAAAAAGCCCTTCACGAAGAAGTTCTGTTCCCCCCATTGCATTTGGATTTACTATATTTTCGGATAAAGCCGGAGAACCTAGATCACCAGTAATATTAAATTCAAAAGACATAATAAAAACTCCAAAAAATAAAAAAGGCGGGGAGGCCAAAAGCCCCCCCGCCAATTTTAGTGGTTAAGATATGGAAAAGAAATTTCCATTCTCAATTACGAACGACGTGACCGTCGAACCTTCTGGATACCATACTTGGTAGTACCATTCTTGGCGAGATCCTTGGTAACCTTCCAGTTATCATAAGCCTCTACCGTTTCCTTGATGGTACTCATGGTTGCGCTGAAGTTAGCGATACCGAACCGAGCATCAGCCTGGGCTGCGGTTAGGGTCTTGCCAGAAGCAAGGTAATCGACGACCTTACGGGTCGCACTATTGGGACGAAATGCCATAATATTGGCTCCTTCATTCACGCTGGGATTGTCATAAATGGTTTAGTTTATCCCCAGCAACAAACTAAACCCACACATACTATATAGCATGATTTCAAGCAGACGAATTCTTCACCTGCTAGAACTCTGGATTCCTATAAGATTAGCATAATTGCCAACCCATGTCAACACTTTTCTTTTCATTAACGTCATTTTTTTCTTCACTATAATATTCAATTTAAATAAATGGTAGGCTCGGCGGGAATTGAACCCGCGACATCCACCTTATAAGGATGGCGCTCTAACCCCTGAGCTACGAGCCAATAAAATAGTTTAATTAAATTAAACTTAACCCGTATTTTAATATGTAATAACTATCCACAATATCGTTAACAGGACTAATAACATTGCTTGACCGAGGAGTAAGCCATTCTCGTAAACTAGAGTCTTTATTCTCATCACAAAACGCTTCATACATTTTCTCCTTGTTTGCATTACCCTTCCCGGTAGCAAACTTCTTTATCACCGTTGGAGGAACCACTTCAAATTCCAGTTCCTCATCCCACATTAAATATTTAAGGACCGCAGTATTCTCTGCGATATGGAATACCTTTCCTGTTGACCCGTATGAGTATCCCTCCAAAAATACTTTGTCTACATTGTGTTTTCTTATAAGAATCTTTAATGCCCAGTTGGCAATATCATCATATCTATCTTCATCTGTTTTATATTGTCCATGATTCTCGGCAATCATATTTCGCTCATCGAACCAAGAAAATCGTTTGAGATTGGATCTGAAATAACTCGAAACTGTATCAAAGCAAAAATTATTGGCTCCTGTATCATATACAGAAATTGCAGGACAAGTAAGCGAGTAATCTATTCCGGCAACAACCACAACTACTCCTCGACTTGATACTCACCACAGAACGGACAATAACAAACTTCTTCTTTGAGAAATTCTTCATTCAAGACAATTGAAAAAAGCGCCTCACAATTAGAACACTCAAATTCATAAGTTATTTCGTCAAGTTCTTCTGGGTCCATGTTTAAACTTCGCATCCTCCTGAAGCAGAACAGGCAAGCTCCTGAGAACCAATCGTTTCATCTGTGTTTTCATAATCCATCAATCGCTTCCAATCTACTTCTTTTGGCATCTTAGAAGAGAGAGCATTATACTCTTTCTTGCTACAGTCTATATAGGGTGCCTGCTTATAGGCATGATCCGACATCGGAAGAAACGAAATTCCACTCATCTCATCAAAATGCTCATACACCCATGCACCAACCTGTAGCCACTCGCTCTCTTTTACTGTGACCGTACATGATGGCTTATGCTCACACCAATATCTCTGGTATGCCAACCAATGCTCTAGCTGTTCAATTGCGCCAACGTCTGTTCTGAAGATTGCGTTCTCTGGTGCCTGCATAGGAAACGAAAATACATAATTATGATCTGGTTGCATGACATCATCTTCAACAGGGAATCCCATATCCACCATCATTTTAGCAAGAGGGTCCTTTTTGTCAGCACGCACAGAACGTATGTAGTGAGGATTATGACGAGCGTGAATCCCAGAAGCAGCGTCAACAAGTTGAGATACAGTACCTGAAGGTTTGACACAAGTGATGGCGGCAGCTTGGTTAATACCAAATCGTTTAGCCCACTCTTTATTTGTGTCCACAGCGATTGACTTGAGTTCTTCAAGTCTCTTAGGAAGTCCATCTTTCTTTCCATTCGTTAAGATGTTATCCATAATGCCGGTGAGACTGACCCCTAATAGCCTTTCTTCTTCACAATTCTTGGCCCATCCACTACCTATATATCTAAAATTGGTAAGCGAGGCTTGAATCGTGCCTAAAATAGTTGCAAGGCGAACCTTCTCTCGTAATTTTGCCATTGTATCCTCTGGTCGAATCACTACCTCAGACAAATTGCAGAATTCTTTGGAGCGAAGAATGATCTCGCTGCATGGATTAGTTCCAAAGTCATCCTCTGGATCGCGGCGACCATTCTTTGCTGCCTGATCCTGACAGGCAACCCGAGAGAAAATCCCACGTTCACCACTCTTGCTATCGTACAATGCCAACCACTCTGCCATGAAAATTCCAATATCCGGCTTCTCTTGGTATGCAGCAGAGTTATTGGATAGTGCCCGCTGCGGTTCTGCAAAATGCCATTGACCGCTCTTTGCATGACGCATTCGTTCATCCGAAAGATTAGATAGAGACAGCAATGCAGAACGTCGAACACCACCGACCACAACAATCTCGGCAATCTTGCATACAAGATCATGGCACTCAAGGGAAGTCAACTTCCTTCCGGCAGCAGTTTGGAAAATCCGAACAGCAAAGTTAAATAAATCATCAAGGGGCTCCGGTCCTGATGCACGTCCACCGAAAGTTTTTAGCGGAGTTCCTGCTGGACGAATACGGGAAAGATCCCATGATGGAACCTGTCCTGTATAGAGCATTGCAAGTAATTCTTTCAATGCCTTCGCCCAGCCTAGCTTACTGTCTGGAACAACGATTGTAGTATCTGTTGGATGAAACTCCTCTGCAATAGCAGGAAGATTATTCACAAACTGACGTTCCACAGAGAACCCGACCCCTGTACCATTCATTAGGATATAAAGAATTTCATCAAAGGCTCGTTGATTATCAACAGCAACAAATGAACAATTATATCCGGCAACATTCTCACGCTCCAATGCAGGACCGGCAGTCATAAGGCATCGCATAGATGGCATGACCTGTAGGTTAAGAACTGCGGTCTGCAATTCCGCTCGAACTTCCGGTGATAGTTTTCCCTTTGTGTTTTCACTAATGTGGTTTTCAAAAAAGTTAAAATAGCGAGCAACAGTTTCTTCCCATGTTTCACGTCGATTTTCTTCTGGCAACCAACGGGCGTATCGAGATAAATGAATATATTGCTGATATACTGTGGGAAGATTATACTGGCTCATTTGCTACTCCTTCTTGGGTTAGATATTTCCACGATACGGGATATTCTCGTTCTGCGAAATATGAAATTTGTCTTGCGACTTCTCTGGTTTCTTTTTGCGTATCCTTTGCACAACGTAAATTGCACACTCTCGAAAACGCATAAAGACTTCCAGTCCAATACCATTCGGTAAATGTATTTAGCGGAAGAATCATCCTTGCCTGCTCGGCACATACACCCATAGATAATAGTTGTCTATATCTATTAACTGCGGTTTTGCTCACATCATCAAGAAAAAAATTTGCACTTCCGCTTTCATCAGCATCTAACACTTCCGTCTCTGAAGAACCCTGCTTTGCATTCTCTGGATTCTTTCTCCATTCATCTGGCATATAATATTCGGGGTCGTCACTAACATACCTGCGACTAACCTCATTCCATACCAAACCAACTTGATGTTTCACCAACTGGCGTGCAACAAAAATAGGTGCCTTGATCCTGAACTGCAAAGTGCAATGGGCAAAGGGAGTCCAATGGTCATGCTTCGCAAGATATTTAATTAACTTCTCATCCCCATCAGAAAAATCGGGAGAGTGTTTATTGAAACTAACTCGGGCGGCATTCACCACAGTCAAATCACTTCCCATCCAATCCATTAACCATACATTCATAATTAAACCTTCTTCCATTCATTAAATGCAGCCAACGCCGATAGACCGGAAAAAGTGCGAGCATCAATCTGCTTTACAATTTCGTCTGTAGACATACCTGCCATTACCATATCATTTATATCTTTTTGTTGATTGTTTGCTGGCGGCCAGATACAAATATCAAACCCCGCATCAATAATAGTCCTCATCCTTTGAACAATTTCTTTACCTCGCGGTTCATTGTCAAAAATGATTGTGCAATTATCTCGATCAACCAGTTCGCGCATACGCCCAAACTCAGCGCCGCCGACAGCAAGGCTATTCCGTATAAAGAGTGAATCAATTGGTCCTTCAACTACATATATCCTTTCATTCTCGTTAACCCGCTCAAGTCCAAATACAAGGGGATCGTCTTCGCTAATGCGAAAAGTTAAATATCTTAATGTATTTGCATTATTGATTGCGCGGGCGGTTATTCCAACCAGCTCATTTTGTTTGTTATAAAAGGGTAAAAGAATCCTTGACTCTCTTCCCATTACTCGACCACGATATTTAGGATCAATCTTCTCTAGACATTGACTATCGGAAACATAATACATTCTTTCATGGGATTCCCTCGGTAGCTTTCTGCTATCCGCAAACCGAATTGCCTCATGGTTTAATGCAAGATGATCCAACCGAACTGCGCCTATAACATCCTCTAAAAGATTCTTCTGCTTAAACTTAGGTGCGCCAAACTTAAACGGCAACTTCTTGGGTGACTTCTTGCGTTTAACATTCGCAGTTCCAGTCTTGTACTTCTCAAGAAGATACTTCTGATATAGATGTGTATCAATGTCCTTAATAAAATAACCCAAAGAACGAGAGTCGCCGCAATTATGACATTTAAATACGGCAGCATCCGTCTTTGGGTTATTGAAAAAATACCCTCGGGCTTTTAATTTATTTTTCTGGGAGTCCCCACAAAAGGGACATCTGAAATTATAAAGATTGTCGTTCTTGCGCTTGAATAATTCAAGGCGACTAGAGATCAATCCAATGTACTTGTGATCCACATAATGCATAATATAACTTTCCTATCAGTCAGTAGAAGTCTTTGACGACCTCGATCTCCCGATCTGATTCCAGTCGGGATTTAAATCATGTAATGTTCTAGTAATTACCTCAACACGGGTAACGCTATCTTCTAATGCTCGCACTCTGTCAATTAACTTGACGAGTATTGCCATTTGTTCTGCTTGCGTATCTTCTAATTTATGCTGCACTCGACGAATATCTCTTTCAAGAGTATTCATTAACCATTTTACAACAAACCACATTCCCCCGGCAACGCCAAGGGTTGTGACGATTGGAAATCCTAACTCTTCTACGATTGATAATAGTGGATGATTTGGGTCCACGCATTCCCCTCCTCTTTGCTATTGCATAATATACGATAATATATTAACGAGGGGCGATTGTATCGAAACGGTCTTCCCAGTTATTAAGAGATTCTCTAACTTCTGCTCGGAATACTGCCTGTTCTATTTCTTCGCGATGGAAATCTTCTTTGAATTCCTTTATGTCTTCAGAAATAATGCTATCGCGAGCCTTACTCTCAACCTCAACTTTCACAACATCTGAACTTGCTGCGCGGGTGGCTGCAAACGCCCATGCTCCTGCTGTTGCCGCAATGACAATACCAACTGCAATCTGTTTAGCCATACCATTTATCCCGCCATTTGTTTCCGGCATTTATTATTCCTCATCGTCTAGCCACGCATCAAGAGCTTCACAATGCCTTAATTGCTCTGCTACATGATACTCTAAATCTTTTGTTTCCAATCCACTCGTCAAAACAGCATTCAGTTGGTTAATTGCTTTGTCATTCCATGCAGGACACGCTGGGGGTTTAAGTGTTGCTACTCCCGTCGTCGCGCACCCTGACAGTACGATTACGCAGACCGGCAATAAGATTGCTACCCGTCTTAATGGGCTTTGCCAAAATCTTATTTGCCTTTGCTGCTCTCCGAGCATTTTCTTCATGCCCGACATTCTTCGCCTCCGCTTCGCCTCGTTTTCTGGACTCTCGCATTTGCATCCACTTAGTAACCACGCCATTAATAATGTTGCTTAGAAAATCTGCCACAAATTTTGCGGCGACTCCCATAAATCCTACCATTAATAAGACCTCCCAATTGCTGCTTTCTTTCCGTATCTAAGAAAAGTCATATTTCCATACCTATCGTCCTTAAGAATAATTGCCTTGCCCGGATTCTTCAACCCAAACTCTCGAATTGCCTGACCAATCTCGTCATCTCCAACGTGCTTTACATATCGGTCATACTTTCCCTTTGCATCCTTACATCGAAAAAAGATGTCTTGGTTCACTTCAAAAACATCCATTCCAGCAAAAGTTTCTCGACGAACCATACATCCCTTCTTTTTCTTTTTCCTTGGACCAGGAACAGTATCTGGAGGAAGACCGGCAATGTTTCCCCCAAATGCAACATTCGTAGTTTCTCTTATGTCTTTAAAATCCTTCATCTGTAAAATTCCTTAATTGGTGAATTATAGCATCATCTAATTCAATGTCAATAGATTTTATATTTTTATTATTAATAGATGCCACCGTATCTGGCATATATCCCAAGTAAACTAAAAAAGTCTTTAATGCCGAATGACAACTCTCATCCATTTTATAAAACAAAATTCTAGTTGCATCAAGACTGAAAACATTAAATAGAATAATAATATGATTTAATATTAATCTTTCTTTTAATTCTCCATTTGTTAAATACCGATTAAACAACCTCTTAATATATTTAATTCTTTTTACGTCCTCTTGAAATTCTTCTATACTTGTGCATTGCGGATTGTCGTACACCCTCATCATAAACGGCTCTATGGTCTTTTCATTCAAATCCTCAACAAGCATAACCACTCATTTTCAATTAATTAATTAATTAAGTTGCGTCACCGTTCCATTGATTTGCATCTTCATAATCGGAATCTTCTCCACTAACTCCTGCCAGATCAAAACGACGTTGACGATTTTGAAAACCATCAGAGCTTTCTGAACGGAAACCAAGAACTCGCTTGGCTGCCTCTTCTGGTCGGGCTCCTGCACTATACATGGCATTTACTTGTAGTATATCAACATACTGTTGTGGATCTTCGTTTGCAACATATTCATGAAACTTCGTCATCCAACCTTCTCGATACTCTACTTCTTCTGGAGTTCCATATCCCCATGTATGTTGAAAAACTTCATTTAGTGCTTCTTCTTGATTAGAAGAACCATTATAATTATCAACAACCCTTTGGAATGGATTCATTCCCATCGCAGCAGGAACATCTTCCTTTACAGGAGGATTAAATGTAACCTTTTCCTTCTTTCCACTCAGCTTGATCTTCTTTTCTTCTTTTGTTTCCTTCTTGCCCTTCCAATTCTTGTCTACATAATCAAAGAAGGACTTCTTCTTGTCGCCTGCTAGCTTGCTTGGGTTATCAACACCAAACTTCTGTAAAGCAGACCGAAAGAATTCTTTATAGTCTTCTGTGACCTCGAATTCTTCATTCTTCTTCTTCTTATTCTTTCTCTTCTTTGCTGCGACTGCTGCTGCGCCGACACCCGTAGCGCCGATTGCTGTCTTCACCGGATTTTCTCCTGCCTTCTTTCGTGCTTTGCCT